ATCATCAACAAGGGAACGAAGCCCGGCAAGTCCAAGAGCAAGACCGAATCCTTCACTTGCGGCGGCATGGAGGCGCTTGCTGAGATCGATGAGAAGCTCATGCAGATCAATGGTAACAGTAATTCGTGGCGCCTGTCGGAGAATGTCGCCTATCAGGAGGCGATGAACCAGAAGATGGCGACGACCTTCTTCTATGGCGACGAGAAGGTCAACCCCGCAGGATTTACGGGGCTTTCTGCCTACTATTACAGCAAGACAGATCAGGACCGCATTTGGGCGGACCAGATCATTGACGCAGGTGGCACTGGCAACGCGTTGACCTCGCTCTGGCTTGTCGGTTATGGCCAGGAGACGGTTTACGGCATTTTCCCCGAGGGGACGAGCGCGGGATTTAAGTATCGCGACAATGGCCGTGTCCAGATGGTCGACAAGGACGGCGGAAAGTATTGGGGCTATCAGTCGCAGTATAACTGGGACATGGGCCTTTGTGTGCGTGACCCGCGCTATGTTGTGCGTGTTGCGAACATCGATACCAGTCAGCTCGCGGGCACGGCCGCAGATGCGCTTGTCGATAATCTCATTCGCGCCTACAACCAGATCGAGAATCCCGACAAGTGTACGATGGCATTCTTCGGCAATCGTGCGGTGCAGACTTATCTTGATATCCTCGCCTCGAAGAAGACGAATGTGCGTCTCTCTATTGACGAGTTTGCAGGGAAGAAGATCACGCACTTCTGGGGCGTTCCGATTCTGCGCTGCGATGCGATTCTGAACACCGAGAGCAAGATTTCCTAAAGGAGGAACAACGATGGCTTATATGGATAACGAACTGATTTTCTGCAACGACGTTGCGACGGCGGCATCTGTTACGAGCTCGGTGCTTGACATCGGGCTTGGCGGCGCCTTTGTGCATCCGCTCTTTATCGACGTCAAACTGAGCGCGCCGGTTACGTCCGGCAAGGTTGAGACGATTACGGTGCAGTCCTCGGCAACGCAGGCATTTGCATCGCCTGTTACCGAGATGAGCGTGACGGTACCGGCCTCTGTCAACCAGACGAAGAAGGCGGCAACGCTTGCACAGTTCTATGCACCGATTCGGACGGGCAATCGCTATGTCCGTCTCGTGATCGCAGGAACGGCGCCTACGGGTGGAAAGCTTACGGCGTACATGAGTTCAGGGACGGCGGTGAATCTCTGATGAGGTATTGCGTTAATACAACCTGTCAGTTCCGAAACAGACTGTACGAGAAGGGCGATACGATTGATCTTCCTGCGGGGGTGGAAGTTCCTCCGTATTTTGATGCGCTGGAAGAAGCTGCGCCTGATGCAGACAATACGCAGCTTGAAACGGTGGAATCCGTCGATGAGCCTGTAACGAACGAGATGGTCGCGGGAAAGGAAGGGCGCAAGAAATAAGGAGTGGGGCTGATGTGTGCAGGTGTTTTTGCCATGCGTCAGCCCTTTTTCTTTTAAGGAGGTGGAATGATGGATAAGATCGATGTCTGTAATCTTGCGCTTTCGCGGATTGGTATTGAAAACATTGAAACATTGGCAGAGGCGAGTGAACCTGCACGCGTGTGCAGTCAGTTCTATGACCATTGTCGCCGTGTTGTTTTGCGGAAATATCCGTGGACGTGGGCCATGCGTCGCGTGCAGCTTGCAGAGCTTACAGATAAGCCGCTGGGATTTTTTTATTCGTATCGCTATCCTTCCGGTTGTGTTGCGCTACGAAAACTCTATAATGCCTGTTTTAACAATATCCCTGCCTATACAGGGTATCAGATTATCGGCGATAAGTTGGGTCGTGTTATCTGTACGGATGCGGCAAATGCCTCGGCAGAGTATACGGCGGACATCGAGGATACAGGGCTCTTTGATGAGCAGTTTATTGAGGCACTTAGTTGGAAGCTGGCGGGAGCCATTGCATTTAAGCTGACGGGGAATGCACAGCTTCCGGGATACTGTGAGGAGCAGTATATGACACTCTTCTTGGATGCTGTTGCCAACAACGAGGACGAGCAAAACACAGAAGAAATAGAGCCGTATACACTTATCGCGGCACGATTCGGAGGGGATATTTGATGGCAGGAGGTCAGATGTATCCACTCAAGCCTAGTTTTGCGGGCGGCGAGCTTACGCCGGCCCTCTATGGTCGAACGGATTTGCAGAAATATGACGTAGGCGCATCAAGGCTTGAGAACATGATCGTCCTGCGCTATGGCGGTGCGACACGTCGACCTGGCTTTCGCCATGTGGCAAAGACGCAGGACGGAAAGAAAGCCCGGCTGATACCGTTTCAGTATTCGACGGATCAAAGCTATGTACTTGAGTTCACGGCTGGATGCGTACGGGTATTTACGCAGGGGGGTATTGTTGTCAAAGACGGGGATCCGCTGACGATTTCCACCGAATACACGGAAGCTAATCTCTCGGATATCAAATACACACAGTCCGCTGATGTACTCTTTCTTGTGCATGCCGATCATCCGCCGATGACGCTCACGCGTTACGGGGTGACAGATTGGAAACTTGAACGCATGGACATTACAGGGGGGGCCTTTGAAGATCCTAATACGAATGATGGACTGAAAATTGGCGCGTCCGATGTAAAGGGAGATATAACGCTTACTGCGAGCATTGACTATTTCTCAGATGATATGATCGGTTCTTTGATGCGGCTAGGCCATACGATGAGCGGCCAACTAAAGTCTGGGAATCCGCAATCTGCGCCGCTCTCGGTTCGGTGTGCACCGGGAGGAACCGTCTATGTGGAATCGTTTGGATTCTGGAATGGCAGCTTTGTCGTGGAGAAGTATGATAAATCTACGGGAACGTGGGTTACACTCCAAGAACAGCATGCCAATCGCACACAGAACTATACCTTGAACTACACGAATAAAGGCGATGATATTGTAGATTATCGCGTGCGCAGCAATGCTTTTGATACTTCTGTATGGAGCAATGAGAATGAAAAACAGCGTGGCTATGTCACAATACAGACATTCGCGCAGGACTATTACGGTGTCGCGCGGATAACGTCTGTCACGTCAGGAAAGAGTGCTGCGGCAACGGTCGTTCGTGAGCTCGCGGATACGGATGCGACAAATGACTTTTCGCTCTCAGCGTGGAGTGCAAAGAAAGGCTATCCGCAGGCGGTGAGCTTTTTCGAGGATCGTCTTGTCTTTGCGGGAAGCAGGGCGAAACCGCAAACGTACTGGGCATCGCAGTCAGGGGACTATTATAATTTCTGGGTCAATACACCGCAACAGGACAGCGACGCCATTACAGGAACGCTCTCGGGCGGTCAGATGAATGGAATCCGTGCAATTATCCCGTTTGGTGAAATGCTTATGCTTACGTCGGGCGGAGAGTACAAAGTCGGCGGCGGGAACGAAGCATTTACGCCAACCAATCAAAAGGCAGAACCGCAGGAGTATCGCGGCATCAACAATCTAACGCCTGTTGTCATCGGCGGTCGCATTGTTTATGTGCAGCATCAGGGGAGCGTAATCCGCGATCTGACTTATAGCTATGATGTGGATAAGTATACGGGAGACGATGTGTCACTCCTTGCTGCGCATCTATTTGAGGGTCATACAATCGTTGCGCTTGCCTATCAGCAGACGCCGAATACCATTGTTTGGTGCGTTCGCGAGGATGGTGTTTTGCTCGGAATGACCTACATCAAAGAGCAGGATGTATATGCGTGGCACAAGCACAAGACCCTCGGAAATTTTGTGGATGTATGCACGATCTCCGGAAACAGAGAAGAAGAACTCTGGGCAATCGTTGAGCGAGACGGCGCACATTATGTTGAGCAGATGAGCTCACAGATACGCAACACATCACCGCAGGAACAGTTTTATGTAGACGCGGGGTATATCTATGAGGGCGCACCGAATAACGCGCTCACAGGACTTCTGTGGCTCTCTGACAAGGATGTGTCCGTGCTTGCGGACGGGAACATATTGGAAGGGATGCATGTGGATAAAAACGGTGCTTTGCAGCTTCCGAAGTCGTTCCAGAAGGTGATTGTCGGACTTCCTTATGAGAGTACCGTGCAGACGATGCCGATTGAGTTCAGTGTGCAGGATGGTTCGTATATGGGCCGCAAAAAACGCGTCTCGCGTATGACCATCCTCTTTCGTGATACACGCGGAGGCCTTTACGGCGTCAGCGAAAAGAAATTGGATGCGATCAAATGGCGCAGCACGGAGAATTATGACAGCCCGATTGCTCTTTACAGTGGAAAACGGCATGTTGTTATTCCGAGTGCGAGCTATGATGATACCGTCTATTTGACAATCAAGCAAAGGGATCCGCTGCCGATGACGATTCTATCGATTGTGCCGGAGGTGGAAGCAGGTGGCTGAATTTACATTTCGCGCACCGACGCATGATGATCTCGTGTACCTCGCTGCGCATCTGCGCATGGAGGATCGCCGTGAGCTGATCGGCATGACGGGGCCAAACGTAGAAGCAGAGGTGATGCGCTGTTGGCGTAACAGCAAAGCGGCATATGCATGTTACTGCGACGACGTTATTATTTCAGCGTTTGGCGTTATTGAGACGAATCCTATTCTCCGGCACGGTATCATCTGGATGCTTGCGACTGCGGAGACGGCAAAGCATAAAATCTATACGGGCAAGAAGACGCGCGAAGGAATCCGCGCGTTTTTGCATGACTGGGCATATCTCTACAACTATGTAGATAAGGGAAATCATGCGACGATTGCATGGCTGAAATGGCTTGGCGCAGTCGTTCATAAAGCAGAGCCGATGGGGCTTTATGGACTTCCGTACCATTTGTTTGAATTTTTTAGAAAGGAGAAGTGATGTTCTATGGGTGTTGCGGCAACGGTAGTCGGGACGCTGTTCGCCTCGTGGATGCAGGGACGCGCGCAGCAGGCACAGGCAGAGGCGGCGGCGAGACAGTCCGAACAGAATGCGCAGATCGCACAGATGAATGCGGACAAGGCACAGGAGACTGCAGAGCGGCAGGACGAGAACAACAAGATCAATGTCGAGAATGAACGGCGCAGAGCACTCCTGCGCATGGGGCAGCAGCGTGCTGCAATCGGGGCGAGTGGCGTCACCGCATCCGGCAGCGCGGCAGCGGCTCTTGCTGATACGGGCTATGCAATCAATGAGCAAACAGGCATGAGCCTCTATAACGGACGTCAGAACGTGGACAATATGATGCAGCAGTCTACGGATTTCCAGAACCAATCAAGCTTCCACAACGCAAATGCAAGTAATTATCGCGCAGCGGGACGCCGCGCCATGATGAACAGTATGCTCACAGGTGCGTTTTCACTGGCGAGCAATCTCTATACGGGCGTCAGCTCTGCATCACAAAAGACAGCAGAGGCGACGGGAATGCAGATCGGTTCGTTCGGCGGTCGGGATTGGAGAGTTGGACTGCACGGATGGGGCGGTAAAGGCACAAGTTTTGGCAGCCACATTGGAAATTATAATGCGCGGGGATACGGGATACCGCGCCAAAGTACGTTTTTCTCCATGAGATAAGAGGAGGTTTGCTTCATGGATTTTTCACCGTTTCAGAACAAAGAGGGCGTCGGCGCTCCTGCGGCGCAGATCACGCGCGTACAGTACAGCAATCAAGGCGAACAGGCGCTTGCGCAGGCACAGGGAGAAACCGGAAATGTGCTTGCTAAGGGTGCTATGGCGTTGAAAGATCAGGTGGAGCAGACACAGGCGCTTGCGGCCAACAACATGTATAACAAGCTCATGAGTGAGGGCACGTTTGAGCTGATGCAGAAGAAAGAGGAGGGCGCTCTCAATATCACGGAGGAGTATGACAAGCTCCAGCAAAAGACGAGGGATGCCGTATTTGCAAAATACAAAGGTGTCCTGCGTTATGGTACTGGAGCCCGTGCGTTCAATGAGTTCACGGAGCGGGATAATGTAACGCGCCGCATGAATGTCATGCGGTATCAGCAGGAGCAGTTTGAAGCATATAAGGACACGCAGTATAAGAATGCTCTTGATGTTTGTAACGATACAATCCTCGAATATGGCGGGAATGATGCAGCCAT